CAAGTTGATAATAATAACAACAAAGGTGGATTAACCTCTGGTTCAGGTACAGAATCAGACCCATTAATAGTCAATGGTGTACCTTTCAGTGGTATACTTGGCGGAGTTCAGTATATTAATGGCGTTGCTCAAACCAAACCTGCATCAACAGATACATTAACAGCAAAAGCCATAGAAGATAAGGCTAGGCGTACTGCTCAACAAGATTTTAAAGCAGCCCTTGGCGAACTTGGTTTAGGTGATTTGGCAGATGAAGTAGATAGGATGATTCGTCTTGACTATACGGTTTCTCAAATCAAAATGGAGTTACCAAAAACCACATCTTATCAACAACGCTTTCCTGGCATAGAAGCCCTCCGCAAAGCAGGTCGTGCTATTTCTGAGGCTACTTATATTTCTAATGAAAGAGGCTATTTGCAGACACTGCGTGCCTATGGATTAGATACAGCCATATTAGGCAGCCGTACTGCATTAGGTAATTATATCCAAAATGAAGTTTCTCCTCGTGAATTTGAGGAGCGTGTGAACTTGGCTGCTACACGGGTTAGAGAAAATCCAGATGTAATGGCAACTTTCAAAACATATTATCCTGAAGTTGATGAAGGTGGAGTTATCTCCTACATGCTTAATCCTAAAGCAGGTCTTGATATTATTAAGAAACAAGTTCGCACTTCTGAAATTGGCGCTGCTGCTACAAATGCTGGCTTTGCTAAATCACTTATGACTGCAGCAGAAGCCGCTAATTTAGTACCAGCAGTTGGTGAGGCTGCCTTTGCTCAAATTGCCCTTGAGTTTAAACGCGCTCGTCAACTTGCTAATACTCAAAGCCGTCTAGCACAAATTGAAGGTCAGTCATACTCAGACCTTGAAGCAATCGGTGCAGTTGTTGGCGATGATGTAACTAAGGTACTTGCTTCTGAGCGCCGTGCTGCTCGTGAAGTAGCACGCTATAGCGAACGCGGTGGCATAACTGGTGCATCGCTAAGAAACATAACAGCAATATAAGAATCCCCACCCTGACCAACCAGCCCAGGGGGGCGTATAAGTCTGGTAGCAATAGCCAATTTGGTTTCCCCGAACCTCATTGTGGATTGCGAATACAACTAAGAAAAGGGAGATAGGTAGATGGCTACCAATTACGAATACGATGACGAAGATGACGACACTACTACAGATGTTGTTGGACAACTCCGCAAAGTAAACCGTGCGCTGGAAAAGCGTGCGAAAGAACTAGAACAGGAGTTGTCAGGTCTAAAAACTCAGACCCGTCAGCGTACTGTCAAGGATGTACTACAGGCTAAGGGATTAAATCCAAAGATTGCCGCATTTATACCACAAGACATTGAATCCTCTGAGGAAGCAATTGTTAATTGGGTAAATGAATACGGCGATGTATTTGGAGTCCAAACTCCATCTGAGGAAAAGCCTGCAGAAAAAAGTCCAGAGGTCAAGGCTCAAGCAAGAATCAACAATCTAATCTCTACTGGCTCCGCGCCAGATGTTGATGAAGATGCGTTTGCAAAGATTGCAGGAGCAAAGACTCGTGAGGACTTAGATATACTCCTTGGTTTAAATTAAATAACTTACATCAACCAATCACCAGGAGGTGAACCCACATGGCATTTACAGACACATCGGCAATTAGTGGTCTAGTTCAGACCGCTTATGACCGTTATGTTGAATTTGCCCTCCGCTCTCAGCCGATGATTCGTGCTGTTGCGGATAAGAAGCCTGTACAACAGGCTATGCCAGGCTCATCCGTTGTATTCTCACTTTACAACGATTTGTCGGCTGCTACTTCAACGCTCACAGAAACAACTGACCCAGATGCAGTCGCATTAAGCAATGTTGATACCGTATCTGTAACTCTTGCAGAGTACGGCAACGCTGCCCTTGTAACACGCAAACTACAGTTGTTCTCACTATCCGATGTTGACCCTGCTGTTGCAGACATCATCGCTTACAACTTGGCTGACTCTCTTGATGTTGTGGCACAAAACACACTTCGTCAAGGCACCAATGTTATTTACGGTGGAACCCGCACATCTACTGCTACAGTCACAGCATCAGACACTATTGATTCTGCTGACCTTCGCAAGGTTGTTGCAAAACTCCGTTCCAATAAGGCTGTTCCTCGCGCAGGAAGCCTATACTGGGTCGGTATTCACCCAGAAGTATCACATGACCTCCGTGCCGAATCAGGCTCAATCGGATGGCGTGATACTCACGCACACACCGATGCATCACTTGGCAACCTGTTCGCAGGTACCATCGGAACATACGAAGGCGCTTTCTTTGTAGAAAACGCACGCATGTTCTCTGCTAAGGATGGCGCAGACCAGAGCACTCTCGCTACAACCGCAGTAACCGTTGCAGGTACTTCAGCAGGCTTCACCTTCGGTGTTGCTTCTTCTGCTGTAATCGCAACACGCGCTGAGGTAGGCGACAAGATTTCTGGAACTGGCATTGCATCTTCTGCAAAAATTAGTGCAATCAGCACTTCTGGCTCAACAACTACATTTACTGTAGATGTAGCCAATACTGCTGCAGTTACCGCAACTACTGTTGTAACTGTAACCCCTGTAACACGCGTATTCAGAACCATCGTTTGCGGTAAGCAAGCATTGGCTGAAGCCGTAGCACAGGAGCCAGGTGTTGTTATCGGTCCAGTTACCGATAAGTTAATGCGTTTCCGCCCAATCGGTTGGTACGGTGTCCTTGGATGGAGCCGTTACCGCGAGGAAGCGTTGTATCGCATTGAAACTGGTTCTTCAATCGCTGCTCTCTAGTTGATTGACTCTGAGGGGTAGACATATTTGAAAAGTCTGCCCCTTTGGGGTGAGTTCATTAGGAGGACTTATGTCAATGTATTACTTCACTACGCCCACCGTAGATGAAACCCCAGCAGGGGACCATATCCTCTTTGCTCGTATTGAACTACCGCGTGGCATATCTGTCTTGCGTTTAAACGGAGTGTATAGTTCCTTTAGGTATCCAAGCCAGATTCAGACAAATCAGGCGGAGGAGTATTACTTAGGTGGAACAAAAAATCTTATTAACCAACAGACTGCTGATGCCCTTACAGCACAGGGCTACGGAGCATACATAACACCAGCATGAGCCTACATAGACAACAGACCCATCCTGAGTTTGTAGAAGGTTGCTTTGGTTGCAAGGTTGGAACTCTTGTAATGAATACAGGAGAAGCAAACTCTAACCTAAGCGTATCTGCAAAAAAATGGGATAAAGAATTACAGGCATATAGGGATGCTCGTGCTCAAGGCATCCAACCTAACGGAACAAGTATGAAGAAGATTCAAGAGGCTGTAAAGATTTCAAACGAAACAGGCAAGGCATACGGGGCATAGGAGGAATCATGGCTGCTCGCAAACCACGAAAGAAACCAGTAAAACGCGTGCGTACAGTCAAGGATGAGTCATATACAGAACTTGAAATGTACTGTATCTGGCTTAACGAGTACTACAACTCTTTACTCAAGTCAGGCTTTAAGTCTGAAATAGCCCTGTCATTTGTTATGGATAAAGGTTCTTATCCAAGTTGGGTGAACTACCGTTCCCCTTCTGAGGATGAGATTAAACGGATGCTGGATGAGGATGATGATGACTAGCACCATTATCCCAGAGCCGTTGTGGGGACTGCCCTCTCCCACCATTGAAGATGAGGACATCTACGAAGAAGAAGATGAGGAATAACCATGCCAATGGTAAACGGAAAAGAATACTCTTATTCAAAGAAGGGTATGGCTGCAGCAAAGAAAGCAGCAAAGAAGTCTGGTAAGAAAATGGTAATGAAGAAGGCTGCAAAGAAGCGTGGCAAGTAAAAAAGACTCACGGATTAAAAGGGCTGGCGTATCAGGTTTTAACAAACCCAAGCGTACGCCAAGCCATCCAACTAAGTCACATGTTGTGGTTGCCAAAGAAGGTAGCCAAGTTAAGACTATTCGTTTTGGTCAGCAAGGCGTTAGTGGCGATAAAAAGTCTACGCCTAGACAAAAATCATTTAAAGCACGCCATGCTAAGAACATTGCCAAAGGCAAAATGAGCGCAGCATATTGGGCAGATAAGGTGAAATGGTGAAGGGTAAAGCATTTTGGGACAAGAAGAATCCAAAGAAAACATCAACGAAATTAACCTCCTCACAGAAGGCTGCTGCCAAAGCAAGAGCAAAGGCTGCGGGTCGGAAGTATCCGAACCTTGTGGACAATGCTGCTGTGGCACGGATGAAAAAGAAGAAGGGTAAGTAATGGCAACAGGAGCAGCAGGAAGCACTTTTACGGGAGAACTTAACCGCCTAGCCAACGGTGGTACATATCCCGTTTATACGGTCTATAAGGCATCACAGGGCGCTGCTAATGCCTATGCTGGCACATCTGGTCTAGGACTTATTGCTGCCCTTAATTACAAGGCTAGTTCCTCCCGCCAGCCTAATGACTATAAAGGTTTAAACGCTATCTGCAATGAACTTGCTGGCACCTCTGGGCTATCAGCCGTAGTTGCTTTAAGGAGTATTAACCTATGAGTACATTTGCTCAACTAGCAGACCGCGTTGAGGCTGTACTGCATGGCTATACAGAGAACACAGAGCCTGCCTCATGGCTTACTACTAGCGCTACCAGCACAACCACATCGCTGACTGTTTATGATGCCAGCGTAATTGGTCGTGGTTATGTACAGATTGACGATGAAATTGTATTCGTTAACTCTACAGACAATGTATCAAATGTTCTTACTGTAGCCCCTTGGGGTAGAGCGCAGCGTGGCACAACTGCTGCTGCCCATGATACTAATTCTAAAGTAACCATGGCTCCATTATTTCCAAGGCAAGAAATTAAGAACGCTATTAATAATGCTATTGATGCTATGTACCCAAGTGTATTTGCTATTGGCTCCTATGATTTTGATTATGTAGCAGCACGGTATTCCTATGGAATCCCTGCTACCGTAGAAAATGTTTTATCTGTAACCTACTCCATTATTGGTCCTTCCAAGGAGTGGTTCCCTGCTCGTGCATGGCAGTTAGATAGAACTGCAGACTCAGATGCTTTTGCTACTACAAAGAGTCTATCTATTTATTCAGAGATTGTTCCTGGACAAACTGTGCATGTTACCTATAGCAAGCGCCCAACGCTGCTTACTAGCAATGAACAAGAGTATTCAACAGTTACAGGCTTTCCTTCTTATTCGGAAGATGTTGTTATTTATGGCGCAGCCTTCCGCATGATTTCTTTTCTGGACCCTTCACGCCTTGGGGCTCAGTCTGCAGCAGCAGACATATTAGATGGCGTACGCCCAAATGGTTCAGGGCAGAACGCAGCCAGATTCTTGTTCAACATTTATCAACAGCGTTTAAACGAAGTGGCGAATAACCAACGCCGTCAGTATCCAATCCGTTCGCACTATCAGAGATAAGGTAAAAAATGGCAGCAGGCGACCCAGGCTCCCCAGCGCGGTACTACTCATCAACCGCAGTAGAAACTTCGCTCCAATCATCCATCCCCGCACAATCTCAGGGACAATCAAACACATCCTTTATTGTTGCATCGGTTAGCGGTTTTCCATCATCGTTTCCATACACACTTATCGTTGACCCTGATACTTCTAAAGAAGAAGTTGTCACTGTTACCTCTGGCAGTAGCACAACCCTTACTGTAACTCGTGGTGCTGACAATACGCAGGCTGTTGCCCACTCTGCTGGTGCAGTGGTACGGCATGGTGTATCTGGTCGTGACTTCCGCGAGGAACAGGCACACATTGCTGCTCGTGGCTATGATATTGATGAAACAATCCTTACTGCTGCTAACCAAACACATGTCCATGGTATTGCTACTGGCGATGGTGTTATCGTTGGTACTACCAAGGCTCAGACTCTTACTAATAAAGTTTACTCAAGCGGTACTGTAACTGGTGCATTTACTGCAACTAGCGCAACATTTACTGGCGGTACATTTACCTCAGCCACAGTAACAAGTTCAACAGTTACCTCATCTACAATTGTATCAAGCACGCTAACTGGTTCTTTTACAGCATCTGCTGCTACTTTTGTAAGCCCAACTATCTCTGGCTCACCAGTCATTACTGGTCTATCCAGTGTTGGTATGGTTAACTCATCTGCT